CATTTCATTTTAAATCCAATCAATAGTGGGAAGACCTTCGTAATTTACATCGTATATAAACCAACCAAAAGCCATCAGACCATTACCTTTGCCCTCAGAGTTTGCTTTTTTGAAGGGTATTCTTCGACTGAAAATTAAAACTTTTTCTAATTTTTTTTGATTAAATAGACGTTCACGCCTTTCAAGCCCTTCTAAATAAGAAACCTTCGAAAGCATCACAACTTTTTTATTGGCTAATTCTAAAGCTTTTAAGGTGAACTCTAAAGCCAAACTAAATGGCGGATTTGTAACAATATTGTCAAACTTTTGTGTTTCAAAAAGGAAGTCGATTCCAGACTGACCATATCCCCTGTCAATTAAATCGGTACTATATACTTCATACCCTTGTTTTTCCATAACGGTGCTCATAGCCCCATTACCACAGGCAGGCTCCCAGATTTTGCCCTCAAACTTTTGTCTTTTTAATAAATCTTCTGTGGCAGTTGTTGGTGTAGGATAAAAATCATTTTTCTCTCTATCTTTGTCTTTGTTATGCCCAACGTAGGCTAGTGCTAAATGTTTTTTCATAAATCATAACTCCTTGATACGTCTTCTGGCTCTACAATGTAGAGGTTTTGTTTGGTTCTTGTGACGCCCACATAGAATACGCGGTGCATGTCGTCTGGATTACGGCGCATCTCTTCATCAGCCGCCGGACTAATGTCGGTAAACAGGACAACGTTTTCTGCCTCGCCGCCTTTTGCACCGTGGATCGTGGACGCTGTAATACGAGGTATGCCGTTAAACTTTTCTTTTCTTCGTAAGAGAGCCGTGATGTATGCCCTGTCTGTCTCTGGCAATTTGTTCATTGCTTCGGACCAAAGCATGTCGTCGGTAGCAAGCAAACCATGTTTCTCAGTTAGGTCAGCCATACTTACCAAATCGTCATCTTGTAGGCCGGGCAGTTTTTTAAACCCTCTTTTGACTCGGTCACCGATAGACATGAAGCTGTAAATCTTTCTGGCTACATCACCTGTTATTTCTTTGCCCTGACGCATTTGCTCCCAACCGTTGACAGCTTCGCTTATCTTTTCGGATATGGACCGGTGGCCGCGATAGTTGAACAGATAACCGCTAGATCTTAGGTCTGCGGCTACAGGATTTAATTGGTATCCGGCTTGCGATAAAATAAGCCAAGTGCCTTGCGACATATCCAGACCAGTGATAGTATCAATTCGCGTCACATTTCCGGGCTCGTCCTTGGGTTCATACCTTTTAGGAAACCGCCTCGTTATGCGACGCACCACACCTTCTGCTATCTGATGAACCTGACGCGGTACGCGGTAAGATTTACTGAGCGTTTCAGATCCGCCCGGTAGGTTGATAAACTGGTCTACGTCTGCCCCTGCCCATCTGTAGATAGCTTGGTCGTCGTCACCGGCCGCATACATACGGTCAGAGTTATCATCTAGTATATGAGCAATGTCCCACTGTAATGCGCTCAAATCCTGCGCCTCGTCCAGAAAGCATATGTCAAACTTCGGGCAATACTTGACGGACTGATTTACAAACTCCTGTAGCATGTCTGTAAAATCGTACAGTCCCAACTTTGTTTTGTATTCGCGTAAGCATTCGTCCACATATTTTACCGTGTTCCAGTCTTCTTCGACGTTGCTGTTGTTATATTCTTTGCGTAGGTCAGACTTTTTCAAACGCGTAAGGTTAATCAAGCCCAACAAGGGGTCCGAGTTTGTGACCATGTCGGTCAGGTCATTTTCAAAATTTACAACCTTGGCTTCGTTAAGGGTGATGCCGATTGCTCTGCTCAACTCCTTATAGTTTTCAGACTGCATAACTTGCTCTGGGCGTATGTCAGTCATTGTAAGCGCCAGTGAGTGCAGTGTACGGAAAAACATCAAGTCTTTCTTAGGATCTAGCTTAAACCTCTGTGCGGCCCGTTCCTTGGCCTCTGTGGCGGCCTTCTTGGTAAAAGCGAGAAAGGCTATCCGGTGCGGATGTACACCACTAGCCAGAGCATCGTCCACCATATTAAGTAGCGTCGTTGTTTTCCCTGTCCCCGGCGGTCCGAATATCCTCAACATCTCTTGCTTTCTCCCGTTTGTATATTTGTTGCACACGTTGTTTCGAGACGTTGTAACGTTTTGCAACGGCTGTTTTGGTCATGCGTTGTTTGTCTATCAGTCGCACGATTTCCTGATTACGTTCTTGGTTCAAAACGGAGCCTCCCCTTGTGATCCAAACTGTGGGACTGTAAAGTCCATATCTGCACTTTCAAAAGATGGTATCTGCCACACTCTAACAGCCCTCCCTTTAATTTTCAAAACAACACTCTCGCCATTTATATCCCGAAGGCGTTGAGCAATCTTATGGGATTTATACTCGAAAAATTTGTTTTTGCGAAGAAACCCTTCAAAATCTTTTAATCTGAAGAAAGTTATGTCTGAATCTTCGTCGGTCCAAGGGCGACGCAATAATATTTCTTCTTTATCTTGTGCCTGTTGTTGATGACGACAGAACTCTTCAAGATAGTCGTAGAACTGACCGCTGATGCTTGCGTCTTGTGCTACCTCAATAATTGCGCTTTCGTTATCTTTCATTTCTGTAAGCAATGTACTAATCCGACTTTCCCATTGTTGCTTCGCCATGGACCGTGGCATGAAGTTTAATTGTTCCATGCAAGCTTTCTGAAACTGCATCTGGTTCATCAACGCTTCTGTGTCTAGCTCCAGAGGCTCTCCGTTGACATCCATAAACCACACAGGCGGTACTGAGTTGTATTTGCGTAGGTTCGCGATTGTAGCCCCTGCTACAGCCGCTCCTATGCCAAATTTACGGGTACGGCACAGATCCTTATTGCAGTGCGCGTTTATTGGAGCGTCTGAACATTTGTACGCGTAGTCTTTGCGCTCCACTTGCTTGGCTACCACATTTACCTCTGGCAGGGGCAAGGGCGGCGATAAAAAATCCATATTGTATTTTAGTATCTCCGACTCCCAACTGTCTGGATATGCCTTGCGTAAATAAACACCAATGTTGAACAAACCGTTATTTCTGCCACCCTCACTAATTTTTGCCTTACAAAGTATTTGTAGACACGGCGGTCCGTCATTAAGTAAGTCTGTCTCCTTATTTCCTACAACCTGTAACTTAACCACTTCTTCCGGCGTTTGCACATGTTTGTCGTACAGTTCGTAAAACTCGTCTATCGACGCTGATGTGCCGTCATCAAGAAAAGCATACCGTAATCCATTCTCTGCGTCGTAGTATGGTAAGTTTAAAAAGTTACCCACGTCGCCTCTGTCCAAATGCAATTTAACTTGCTTTGGAAATATTTCACTTTCTCCATATCCAAGCGCCGAGGACATGTGTTGCAGTGCTTTCTGCATGTCTCGTGCTTCTACCCACTCGGTGGCAAACAAAAAGCAGTGCGCTCCGCCTGACTTGGAGCGACACACTACCAGTGGTAGTTTTAACTTGCGTATCTTTTGCACCAAAACTTTGTGGTCCAAAGGATACTGATCAATGTCTATACAACCCCATTTGCAACAATTGTCTTCGTTAATTGGTATGATACCAATGCCCATACTGTTGCCAAGCAAATGGTTTTCCCAAAGCTCTTTGGTCCGTGGCTCACGTGTAACCCCCGCTTTACCTTGAGCCTTACCGTTCGAACCGGTCTTTTCTATTTTGAAGTAGCCATAAGCTTCCTTCAGCCCATCGAATATGGACGCAAACTTCTTGATTTCCATTACTGCCCCCATACGAGAGCGACGGAGCTAGTGCCCCGCCGCGTGATGATTAGAACGGTGCTTCTTTACCACCCGCTTCATCGTTCGTATGTTTGACAACAACGTCACCCGCTGTAATGCTGCTTGCGAACTCCTTGGCTCGATTATAGAGATCGAGATTTGGAGTAGGTCCTTCGACGGACATTTCCCAACCATGCCATGAGCCTTTGCTATTCTCCTCAAAGGTAGTCTTGAGGTTGTAGACAAAGCCAAAGCGTGGCGGAGTGAACGGTCCGTTCTTACCTTGTATTTGTCTGCTCATCATCATGCTGTTCCATTTACGCGACTTTTTAAGTTGCGTAGATTTCATCGCAATCAGCGCATTGGTCATGCCACCCTCTGGGTTTATTACTTTGACATACCACTGAGCTGTCTGCTCGACATAATCACCTGACCCGTCAT